AACATAATGCCGTGGCTGATTTATACAGTTCGGACTGGTATTCAATAAATGGCTTGGAAATAAGTATCGACCTTGATTGCGTATATGTATACCTGATGCGTGACAAATGGCTGATAGCGTGTACCAAGGCCGGGTGTGGTCTGAGCAGTGATAACCCGCATAAGGTTATTGTACTTGATTTCGACAGATTGATGCGGTTAATCGACGGCGGCGAGATGGCTTATAATAATATGGAGAACGAGTGGATCCTGAATGAGCTGTGATTTACGGCAATTCATCTATGTATTCTTCTATCATACGGTTTTCCATAGCCAGTTTTTCTTTTAATATATCCCTGTATGTATCGGAAGACAAGAAGTTCTTTCTGAGTTCGTTCATGAATATTACGAGTTTTTCCGGGTTATCGTTCGGGTGTTTGAGGCGTAATACGGAGAGCGGAATGCCGTCGGACGGCTGGGAAGTATTATTTACATAGATTTTTATCAGGTATATGGTATCGTTTTTACGTAATAACGACTGTCCTTTTACCATGAAGCATAGGATTTTGCTGTTTAGCGGGCTGACGACGCCGAGGCACGCTATGAGGCATTCACCGTCTACTGGGGATATGCGGGAGCTGTACTGGTGGAAATTGTCGCCTATACTGTTTCCGAATATTTTAACGGCCTGGTTGTCCGCCAGGTCCAGTTCGTGTTTATATTTTTCCTGTTTCAGCTTATATTTCTTTTCGTAGTTCATGGCAGGGAATCCAGGAGTTTCTTGGTCTTGTAGTTCTGTCTCTGCAGTATTTTCTTTTTCAGCTTTACGAACCCGGTATTCATGTATTCACTTCTGTATTTTTCCATTTTATTCAGGAGTTCCGTTACGGAACCTGCCTGGTCTATATACTGGTAATCCGGATCGTAGCCGACGGAAGAGCAGAGGCCGTTCGAGCCGATCGGGCCGTATGTCATGTGCGGGTGTTCTTTCTGAGGATCCCTGATTCTGTAGATTCTGTTTGTTGTATATTCTTCCAGCAGGATTTCGCCTATGACACGCCAGCACAGATTGGCTGGTTTAGTCGGGTGGGCTATGCCAAGCGATATTTCTATGCCTTTTTCTTTATTTGACGAGACATAGGATGAGAATATATGGAAATCGTCATGGAATTTGTCTCCATACAGTTTATGCGCAATATGTTCGGCTACGGCGAGGTCGGGCATCAGTTCTTTAACTTTTTTGGTATATTCCAGGTATTTACTCATTCTAGGATCTCCAGTGCGGTCTTGGTGAGTTCATTGTTCAGTTCCAGCATGAATTTATGTTCGTTTTTCTTTATTTCCTCGTAGTTGTATTGTTTTTCGCCGAGCTGGATATAGCAATACCTGCGTGTCGCACTCTGGTCGAACCAGATAACGTCTTTTTTGCTGCCGTCGAACCAGAACTCAATCCTATATTTCAGTACATCAAATACGGTAACTCTACTGAATAATATGTCGGTAATATTCCTGTAGGTTGTGCCGTAGAGGTTGTCATATATGATAATCATTATAGAACCTCCAGAATTTCTTTGAGTTCCTGTTTCTTGGCTTTCTTGAACTGGCGTCTTACGAATTCTTGTCTTTTTTCTTCCATTTTATCAAGGAGCTTGTCTACCGTAGAGAAATATACGGGTTTTCTATTAAGACAGGTTTTCGATAGGGTCTTGTCGAATACGATTAACATTTCATGTGGTTCTTTATCTCCGTCGTAGAAAGTCAGGCGTGCTTCCCAAAGGACATTGTACATTTTATCGTACCCATGCGGTCGAGTGGTCATAATTGGACCAGTGTTCAAGTGTAAAAGTATAGTCGTCGAACTCGCACCAACGGGAACACTTCTCCAGTCGTGCTTTCATTTTCTTGTTGACTGCTGCGTAATTGTTATTGTTCATGGTAGGGAATCGATAATCTGTTCTATTGCGGTATTACAAAGCTTTAAATAGTCACCTTTGATAAATTCAAGGCGGTATTCTTCCATTTTGCGCATCATGCCGGCCAATGTCTGAGCACATGGGTAATATTCTTCCGTATTTGATTTATTGCTTAAAGGTAATCTTATTCTATAGGTTTTATTACCGTGCTCGTCGACGAAGACTTCACCATAGACTTTCCAGCAGGCGAACCTGGTTCTTCCGGGTCTAGGGTCCGTAACGTCTATCCAGACAACGTATTTTCGGTCTTGCCAGTTTTTATATTGGCAAAAATCGTGGAGATCGTCGTCGAGGTTATAGTCATACATTTTCATGGCGATGCTGAGAGCATTCTTTTCGAGATTCTCAAATATTTTTGAAATGTCTATATATTTCATTTCAATACCTCGATAGCCATTGTTGTCGCTGCATTTTCAAAATGCATACTGTGTGCCTTGACGAATTCCTTTCGTTCGTATTCCATCGCAGAAATAAGAGACTTTAAATCTGGAAATTCATTCCAGCCTAAATCTTCATAAACCCTGTTAAAATGGTCATACTTAACTTTATATAGATATTTGTCTATGTCGCAGTAAATTCTGGATTCGGCTGACCAGACATCAACACGTTCACAATATTCCTTGAACGGTGCCGGTACATAAAGAAAAAACGACACATAGTCATTGCTATCGAAATGTGTTGCATAGTCATATAAATCATATTTACAGAGCGGTTTATAATTAGTATAACGCTCTATTAAAATATCGCAAAGTTCTGTCATTATATCTTTCATGACCATAATATAGTAAAACATTTCCTAACCGTAAACGGGTTGACAGACATAAAATATATTACTATATTGCATACCATGAAGACTCTCAATGAATGTATCGCAGAAGGATTCGAGCCTACGAGAAAGTACGGCTGGTTCGACTATAAGCGTGACTATGTACGCAAGATATGGAAACTTGCGGAAGAGATGGGTTTTGAAAAGAGTTTCGGATATAACAGGTGGTGTTATTATTATAACATAGAATTACCAGAAATTCCAGGTAGGCCTTGGGCTAAACATACCCGAGGATATTATTTTATGTTTTTTGATTGCGACGGTCAATGTCTGCCTGAAATGAGAATGTTCATAAGTAATCCGCAGGCTTTGGACACGGCATTGTTGACTACATATCCAGTAAAAGAATTTAAATACGCGATAGTACCGGAAAAGGTTATTTTGGATATGTTTACCAAATTTGACCATCCGGATAAATTTTTACTGTATCTCGAAAACTGGAATAACAACAATATACTGGATGCATTATAAAAATGAAAAGAAATGATTTCAATATTACATGGACACCGATGTATTTAACGAGTATTCTTACCGATGCTGGATGGCGTCAGCATTATGGATATGAATTGACATACTGTAAAGGAAACTATGTAATTCGTGGGCTTGCTAGTGATAACAAAATATATGAATTAAAGCTCTGGTCTATGGACAAGTATATCGCGACAACCAGTAGTCCATATCGTGGCTGTCAGCATTATGAACATTTTAATGTTCCGATTGAAGAAATAATTGCTGGCGCGGAAGGCGACTTAAATACGCTTGAAATGCGTATGAACTATTACGAGACTCGCAGGGCAGTCGAGGAATTGGATTAGTATGGAAAAGTATATGTTTTCGCTTAAATATGTAGACCGTATTTTACAAAAACACGGTTATACTAAGTTATCTGAAGATAAGACCTCTGATACTAATCAATGTAAGATTTATTTTAAAGCGAATTTAATTGTACAGGTATATTTTAATGCAGACTTGATTGGGCATGAAGTAACTAATATTGCCATTGTCGATAATAACTTTAGTCTGCCTGACATGTATAAACGGTTTGTCGCTACTACTCAATCTGAAAGCGTTATATTTAAATATGATAGCATACCGATAGAAAAAATATTAGATTTGGCAATCGGCAATACTGCAACGCTTAATATGCGAATCGAGAATAGCATTACAGAAGAAGCTCTGGAGCAACTATGATAGGAACGGTTAATTTAAAGGCAGCACATCAAGGAAATAAGTACGAGATAATGGAAATCGAAGATTATGCACGTAGTCTTGGTTTTTCTGATGTTCCTGGTTTTAAATCCAAGCTTGAAAGTCTTACAGCTAAACTAATAAAGACTACTAAAGACGGATTTTTTATTCTTGAACTTTGTGATGGTACATGCGGCGGAATATACGGTATCAATGCCTGGCTGTCATGGGAAGATAAATTCCCGTCTGGTAATCGTGGCACAGTGAAAGGTCAACTATTAGTTTCCGCTTTTAGTTCAGCATATAATATTTGCGATGTCGGCGTAAAAACATTTAAAGAAATGCTTCGCACATTGGATATGATTGAAGGTAAATGTGGTAATTATGGTTCCGAATATTATATCAATAATTGGTATCATGCTGCCTTGATGGAGACATTATGAGCAGTCATAGCCTATATCATTTTTTAACTAAGAAATGCGGTTTTAAGGAAGTATCGATTGGTAATCGTAAGCATGTGTCATGGGAAATGGACTGGCGCGGGTGTGTAAAGAACGATATTTTTGTCTTAAAGCTTGGAAGCTGCTATGAAGGGTTTACGTATGCCTGCGGTGAACTTGTAGTAAATGCCCTTGGGTATCATGATATGAAAACGATTTTAATTTCTACAGACCCAAAGGAAAAAGAAGCAGCACATATCATAAAGAAAGATTTATTTAAGGATATGCTTTTGAATTCTGATAACTATTACGAGTTGCTTCGGCGAGTAACTAATTATAGTAATCGGAAAGCTTTGGAAGTTTTGGAGTAACGTAAAATTTTTACATTTGTGTGACATTTATGATTAGAAAACGTATATTTAATATGAATAGGGAGGTTCGATATGCATGTACAGAAATTTGACATAAACGGACTTACTCCGGATCATGAAAAGGAATTATTCGAAGGTAATTCCTTGATATTGATATACACAGGAAATATTCTTGGTGGCGGAGATTTAAAGTATATCGTCATGCGACCAGAAAATGACGGTAGCGATAAATCTATAATCGAACAGGCTTTTATCAAATTCTCCGGTTGGGGAAAGAAAGCAATCCTGTACAGTACGGTTATTACGGCGTGCCTTAATCCAAGCCTTGTATTGTCACAGACAGATATTTCTGCGAGAATCTATTACGTAGATAACAATACGCCGATGTACGGGAATATAAACATTTCTGAATACTTTTCTAACATAAGAATGAAACTTGAAAATGCAATACTTGAGGATATAATAGATGGATTGCCATGCCTTGAATGAAATCGAATTGTTAAGATACGGAAGATTAGAAAAAATCGATAAAGAAGATTGGTTTTTTGAACGGTTAAGTCTTGACGAAGCGCCAAATAAAATAGATGAACTTTCAGTTTATACTGATATTAAAAGACATCCTCAATTAAAGGAATGTTATATTTACATATTATGCATGACAAAAGACGGTTGTACAATCGGTGATTATGATTATACGGAATATGAATATTTTAAGTCAAAAGAAGACTTTAATAAGGCATGCGATGAATATAAAGGAAGTGCCGAAAAATGTCATAATCGGTATATAGAATACATGAACAATTATCACAAACATTTATTAGATGAAACAATATGAGTAATATCAAAGATAATCTTACAGTAGCAACAGCATCAAACGGTACTAAATCAGTAGTATCTTTACCAACATTAGTAGGTGATTCTTCAGCCTCGTCCATAACGATAGATTCATCGTCCGTCATTTCATTAGACGATGGAACACCGGTAAAGCTATATGTAGACAGGTTTCAAAAAGCACATCATGAAGCATTGGAAAAGATTACAGACTGGCTTGTAGAAACACAGAAGGCAGAACTTGCAAAAGGTTATATGTGTAGCTGGTCAAGGATTGTCTGTGGATTTGAAATCCGTATAAGCTTTATGGATTCAGGTATGATAAACAGTGCATATGATTTGTATATAGAGATTAAGTCTGTTACAGAGTCAGGAAGAACACCGGTATCGAAACATATCTTTTTCTCGACGGACAATGCAGTATATGACTGGTTTAAACAACATGATATTAATAAGCTTATAGATAGACTTGAAGAAAGCGTTAAAGAATATTTTAAGGCATACAGTAACTTGAATACCGTAATTGACCTGGAATTAAATCTATGACATATAATAACAAGTCATTAGATATAACGATAGCACAGTTGGCTTTCGGTGATGCAGAGCCTACGGATTTGCATATATTTTATAATTTGGATAAACATAATTTTAGAATATTTTCATACGATCAGGATAGGTTTGCATGTAAGAACGGAATATTTTCGGTAGAATATCCATTGCCTGAAAATATGTCGCCGGTAACGTTTATTGAGAATATGACAAAGAATAAAAAAGATGTCTATATATTCTTTGTAAACATGTATCATACAAAATTATTGGAAACATTAGAATGACCTGGGAAGAATGCGAAAAGTATTTGATTGAACATGATTTTAAACTGGTAGATTCGCGTGAAGAAAACCAATTCTATCAAGGCTCGACGGCAGGTAGAACTTTAAGAAAAGACCGATATGAAGTTGAAATTGTATATAAAGAAGATCTTGAACCTATATTGATTTGTCGGGTAATTTTTAAAGAAAAAGAACCTGATGTATTTTATTTTGAAGAATGTTCTGAAACTTTAATGTGTACAGATAAAAGATTACTGAATGAATTAATAAATACGCATTTAGGTGAAGAACTTTATGTACGTGAAACTAAACGCGGCGGGATGTCAATCGAAGTATTCTTGAAGGTCGTTACCGGTGATATGGATAAGTATTGGCTGAAAGTAGATAACCTTAATAATTATGAAGCAATAAATGCATTAAGTTAATTATGGAACGTAAAGAGTTAAATGTGTTATTAGACTATGGTTTTAAAATAGATAAATATGAACATGTCTATAGAAAAGAAAATTATTATGTAGCATGGGCACCTGGTGCAAAAGCACCATTACTTATTGATGACTCTGTAAAAGCTTTATCTTCAGATCGATATTTAATGACTACTGCGGGAAATCTTCTTGGTTATAAGTATTGTAATGTACCTAAAAAATTATTTTTTAAATTTTTATCAGGTGATTTACGGAATCTTAGAGTATTGTTATGGAATTATGAATTGGAAAAAACATTGGAGAACTTAAATGGCTGCGCTTAATGAAGTAATACAATGGTCTCCTGAAATAGAACAGAAAATAGATTCAAAATTATTATCTGCTGGGTTTGAATCATCATTAACACCTGATACACTTTATTATCATAAAGATAATTGCGAGTTTAAGATTTGGAAAGTACGAACTGGTTGTTTTTGTTTTGTTAAGTTATTATCTTGGAATGATGTTAATGATGATATTTTCCTTATAGCAAGCAATAATAATAGTTATTATAGATACAGAAATCTTTCACTGGATGAAATACTAAATATATTGACTACATGTAAAGATATTAGTAAATTGGAGATGTATATGGCAAACAGAGATAACTTAAAAGCACTGGAGGTTCTTGCATGCCGTTAGACGAACCGGTACGTTTTGGTGAATTTAAAAACGAATTACTTAAATTATTTAAGACATGTAAAGCTACGCCTGATATTAACACTAATTTACAGGTATATCATCCGTATTCAATCGCTGTTACGTATAAGTTGAACCATTCTACATGGAAATTGGAAATGGACCCGGGTAGTCCGATTGCAAGTATATTTAATAGTGAATATACACAAGATTTTATAGTAAATTCAACTATTACATTTGAATTTTATTATATGACAAGCACAATGGACGCAACTGATGTTTATGCGGTAAGAATTAAAATATCGCATTTATATAATGTTAAAGAAAAAACATTTATGTATAATAGCCTTAAAGAATTTATGAAAACATTTACAGAAATATTTAACCTATTTAAATCATGTATTGAGTCTAAGAGTACAGAAAATATCGATTTAGTAATCAAGAATTACGAAAATTATTGTGCGATTTCTCAATTATAAAAAATAATCCTGACGAATGTCAGGATTAATGATATATAAAGGAATCTGGACTTAATTACTTAATGACAGGCTTAGTCTGACGTGCCTTGATTGCTTCCATCTTGATCTGCTTCTTAGCAGCTTCAATCTTCTGGCGAATCTTAGCATTGATGCACTTGAGAATGTCTTCTTCAAGCAAGTCATAACGAGAGTTATAGACTTTACCCATCAAGTAATCGGACTTATCGCTGAGCGGCTTGCCCTTACGAGCATAGAAGTTGAAAGCTTCGGTCTTGGTTTCGTCAGCAGGAGCTTCTTCCTCTTCAGAACCACCTTCTTCACCTTCGCTAGATTCTTCCGAGGAACTTCCTTCAGAAGATTCACCGCCTTCTTCTCCGCCTTCTTCAGATCCAGATTCTTCACCACCTTCTTCGGAACCGGATTCTTCTCCACCTTCTTCCGAACCGAAGTCATCCATGGAATCTTCTCCCCCTTCTTCGCCGCCGAAGTCTTCAGCCGGTTCTTCGCCGCCGATGTCTCCACCAACGTCACCGCCTTCTTCGCCGCCTTCAGGTTCCTTATTGAGGTTATCAACCTTGTCAGTAAGGGTCTGGATAGCTGTGGTTAATGTTGCAAGAATATCTTTAAGTTCGCTTGTACCTTCAGTTTCATCCGGAGTACCGTCGTCTTCTTTTTCTTCAGAAGATTCACCGCCGAAGTCTTCGAGGTTATCCTTTTCTTCTTCTTCAGAATCGTCAGATTCGTCACCAGACAAAGAAGCATCGTCACCGGCAGTTTCTTCAGAACCCTCTTCGCCAGTCGGTTCTTCGGAAATATCGACATCATCGCTCGGTTCTTCTACGGAACCATCGGTGGGTTCTTTATTCTGTTCTTCACCAGTAGAATCATCCGGGGAAACAGTATCTTCTTCAGAACCGTCGAGGAAATCCTCGTTGAGGCCCTTGGCCTTCTTCCAGTTCTTGAACTTAATATCTTCGTAGTTATGAGTTTTCATTTAAAATTCCTTTATATATTCTTTATTATTTATAAAAGTTTTTTCGGGTCCCTTTTTAGAGCGTGTTTTTATATAATTGGTATTCCGGGGAATTGTAAAGTTCATTGAATTTCTTATCAAGTTCGAGAGCTTTCGTAAAACTTTTGACCTCGTTACATACGATTGTCTTAAATTCCTGGAAAAACTTAGAGAATGAATCCTTGAAGTTCTTGGAATATTTAAATACGTCCATAACGGTATATGGCTTATAGGCAAGGTTCAATTCCTTGATTGCGCTTGCGCTAATATTGTCCTTGATGAACTTTTCGGTAATATCGATTGCGGCCTTGAGCTGTTCATCTTTCTTCACGACGTCGAGATCTGCACCGGTAAGGACTTTCGGTACAATCAGCGTATAAATCATAGGATTATTTTCCATTTTGCTGAATTCGACAGATTCATTCATTATATATTCTTTAAGTTTAGCCATAAATTACCTTTTATGAGATTCCTTGAATGACTTGTACTGTGCGGCAATTTCTGCAAGAGAGATAGCAATCTGGTTAAGTGTACCCTTGATTTCCTTAATATCTTCCTTTATGCCAGAATTTTCATTCATAAGGTATTCAATATCTTTTTGCTTAAGTTCAACATCCTTTTCAAGCGAAGCTATGCGGTCCTGTAATTTCTTATTTGTATCATCACGGGAAACCGCTGTATTCTTACGCTGTAAAAACACGATAACATAAACAATCACACCGGTAAATATCGCAGTGGCGTTACCAGATTGAAATGCAGTTGTCAGTAAATCTTCCATTTTAAATTATTCCTTATAACATTATTTATAATATGTTACACTAATACCTTTTTAACAATAGTAGAATTTCTCCGGGTTTGATTCGGATAACGCAATAATCGTTTCTGGAGTTGCCTTGACGAATTCTGTAGTAGGTAAACCGGCCAGGTTATTTGCGAGAAGCTTGATGTCTTCAATACACTGGGCAATATCGGCCTTGTTAGACCTAATTCTGACCATGTTCTCTTCGACACTCTTTTTAACTTTATCGAGGTCGTCCTGGCTTACAAGACCGCCAGCACTTATGGTACTGTTAGCAGCCATAGCACCCATGACAATATCTTTACCTACACGGAGCGGCCTGTCAAGCGTACCGTCACCGACGATAGTCATGTCATGAGGAACTCTGTCACCGTAGTAATAGTCCTTTAACGAGTCGGACCAAATCTTTAGGTCACCCTTACCTACAGTTCCGTCGTCATGAATACCAATATCACAGTAGGCAGAAATTGCACTGTAATCGGCTTTTTCATTCATCCCGTCATATAAAGCCGAAAGGTTATCGTAAATGTTAGGAATGTATGCGGCAGAATTCCAGATAGCGGAATTTGCGGACACGGTATAGTAACAATCACGAATCGCACTGTAATCGTCCATGTCTTGGACTTTTTCATAAATGGCAGAAAGCGCTTCCGGGTCGAATGCGGTCAATCCGCTAAGTCCGGAATAACTATTCCACAAAGCCATGTCTGCTGAAGTTACACAAAGACAATCAGATTCTCCAGGGTAACAACAGTCTACGGGATAAGGAACCACATGTGCTGGTTCAGTATCATTCCACCTACGGCTATAGCCATGAGGCCAGTCGGCATGGGGCGCATAAGGCCATTCAGGATAATGCGGGATATTATCCGGTGAATCCGGTCTCGGAGGTGGATATAGATGTGCGAATTTATTCGGTTTCATATATTATTTATAAATATTGAAAAACTCCCTTTTCAGGGAGTTCTATTTTTAAATAATTTTAATTAGAGATAGCTTGCTGCTGCCTGAAGATAGCGGTCGAAATTAATATCTTCCTGGGACTTCTTCTGTTCCGGAGCAGGTGTTGCCGATGTAGCCGGACGGTCATGCTTATGTCCTGGAGCAGGAGCAGGTGCTGGCTGATTCGGACGGCTTACAGTATATCCAGCCTTCGTAGCGATTTCAAGAGCGTTCGCAATATCGCCCGGTTCCTGGACCTTGTAACCTGCAGCCTTCGCGATATTCTTTGCAATGTCGACCTTTGAATCAGGCAAAGACACATCGTAACCGTTACGACGCGCAATTTCCTTCGCGATCATAATATCATTAACATCTACTTTTTCATTAATCATGGTTATTTTCCTTTTCACTAGTGATTGAACTTAAATATTTATAAAAATTTTTTATAAAAGTTGCTCGCCATAACGTTTAGCGGCGCCAGTATTACGTTGCCAGCTAACGACGAAATCGTGTAATTCTTTACATTCCTGAGAAAAATCAGAGTCAGGATTTGTCTTAATTTCAAGTGCTGCTGCGCCGACAGTAACAATATTATGTCCATGCATCATAACACCCTTTGGAACATCGATTGTAGTATAGACTTCAGTAATAGTTGGTTTTTCTGGATCTACCTTATCATACGGCAATTTAACCCAATTACATTTTGCCTTATACCAAACAGTTCCGTCCGGTTCGATACGAGTATTCTTGTCAATTTGATTATATGGAATATTATCAGGAAAGCCAGTCTCACCACCAGCTTTTGCTAGGCTAATTGCATCAAGCAATTTATCAGCAGTCATACTAAAATATTGACAAATCGGCGCAGAACTAAAATCACCACGAATCATCTTATTCCAGCCAATAGAACCGTCAGCATTACGCGGCAAGAGATTTTCAGATAAATTAAACGCCTTATTGGCTTTATCAAGCTTATTCGGGTCAATGCACATTTTAGAAGCTTTATCGATTTCCATCGTAAGATTCTTCAATCGTATTGCCGCACCTTCAAGTTCACCATAAGTCGATTTCTTATATTCAGCAGATACAGTATAGCCATCACCGTCTTTCTGAAGTTTCAGTTTGGCCATTGTATCTTTATAGAAATTGGATGCAGTTGCAATTTCAGAACAGGATGCATCGTCAAAAATACAGGTAAAGAAACTGAGAAGTTTTTCAAGATAATCAAGAACACCCCAGTCAATAACTGTATTTAAATATCCTTCAAGGGCGAGCTTAAGAGATTTAATTTTTCGTTCAACCCAAGATAGATATGCTTCCATTTGTTCCTTACACCAACCAAGAAGACTCTTGATATATGAAATACCAAATTCAACGGTAAAACCTGCAGAACAAATGATTTGTTGGAATTTTAAGAAATCAGAAATAATATCACGAATATTATTTAATAGATTTCCTTGTGCCTCGCTAAAGCATTGGTTATTCCACCATTCAGACAGTTTTCTGAATAGATATGAATTCGGATCCAATAATTCATTAAGTAATGCCAAGCATTTCCATAATCTGTTACACCAGAATGACTTATCAGTACCAAATATCCATTCATAGAGCATATCAAATAGCTCTTTTTCGTATTGTTTTACAAGCTTTATTGTCGTATCTATTGCAATATCAATGGTATAACGGCAAATAAACATTGCAGCCTGTGCAAGTTTATCGATTGCCTTTAAAAGATTCTTAGCCATCTTGGTATAACCTTCCAAGGCGGCGCGAACTATTGCAAGTGAACCATAAAGATATGTACAAATAAGGCTTGTTACTGTCATCTTACATTATTTATAGTAGACTCTAAAGGCTTGGGTTCTCTGTAATCACCTTCGAAGTAATCAAAGAATATCGTACCGTCATATCTTTCGTATTCGATTGCATATACATCTCGTTGTGATGTCGGGTAAATATTATGAATCTGAAGTTTTGCCAGACCATTAATCGAATGATGTCCATGCTTACATTCCGGATGCCAGATTAAACGATGATGTGTCGGACAATAAGAGAGAACTACATTACAATTTAGACGGTTTCCAAGTTCTTTCGGAATAATATGATGATATTCAATTTCGTCACGGTTTGTCGTTGTATATTGGCAACCTGGCCAATGACAAGTATATTTAATTTCCATGCATTATATATGAAAGAAACCGACCAAAATGGTCGGTTCTTTAATCTTTAATTATTGTTGATTAGACTTCTTCGCCAGCTTCACCCTTGTCAACCATAACTTCGATACCGATGTTCTTGATGGATTCAAGAATGTAGCTCAAGTTGTCGCCTTCAGTGAAGGTAATATCCTTCTTCTTAGAAAGAACGTAGTCAGCAACGTCTGCGTAGTCGTCTTCAGAACCGTCGATATAAATCGTGGTAGAAGTCTTGGTAGAGACCGGACGACGTTCGCGTTCCTGCTTGCTAACAGACCAGCCACGGCGTTCAGCATTGCTAAGAATACCAGCAGCCTTGGTCGGAGTAGCAGAGAAGGTAACAGTGCCATCTTCGTTTTCAGTATACGGAATATTAGCGAGCTGGAGGTAACGGGTGATAGAAGTAACCGGCTTGCCGTTCGGGTCAACAACATAAGTGTCAGAGTTACGAGAACCACGAGAACCAGCAGTCAAACCGTTGATAGCGGAATCGAGAGCAGCGAGTTCAGTTTCGTAAGCTTCAGCACCGTCCATTTGCATGATAGTAGCGAGCTTATCCTTCATGGAAGCGATAGCACGTTCACCACCACCAGAACGACGAGAATTCTTAAGGCAATGGATTGCACGCTTGATGTCACCCTGAGCGACGGCAGTATTGAAATCGAGACCGTCCTTAGCACCGTGAGTACCAGCAGCAGCCTTGATCAAGGTAAGGTCGTCGTTTTCGACTGCATCGTAGTAACGCATCATGAGGTTGTAAGCTTCCTTATTATCAGGATCTTCATTACCTTCGTCTTCAATCAAGCTCTTGAGCTCTTCGAAGTCTTCAAAATATTCGGTAGTCTTACCCGGCTTGTCAGCGATGCTGGAGCTGGTCCTCTTACCGTTCTTATAGTTAGACTGGGCAGAGTCAATAGAGTCGATGTCCTTGATGACCTTCAATGCGATAGAGTCTTCGTCGCCGTATTTCTTACGGAAACCAGCAGCACGACCCATTTCGTTAAGCATGAGTTTTCCCGGAATACGAGCCATAACGGATTCGCAAATACGGTCGAACTTAGCCCATGCCGGATCTTCAGCGACAGTATAACCGACTGACTGAAGAAGTTTAGTAGCTTCAAATAGATTCATTTGTAATTCTCCTATAATTTCTATTTTATATTTTATTTATAATTGTTTGATAATAAAGTTTGATTTTTCTAAATTATTTATAAATAATAAAAGAATTAGGAGATTTTTATGCGTTTAAATGAATCAGAAAATGCAGAAGTAGTGGATATTAGTGAAATTCCACTTGATTATGACGCCATTCAGTATGACGTTAAGGCTACGAAACCTGAAATTACACTTTATTTCGACAAGTCTGGTACAATTTCTGATGTCGATACCATTGAAATACAGGTTTTGGCATCATCAGCACTTCCGAAAAAAGTCTATATCGGTGTCGAATACGACCCGGTAGAATATGATACCAAGTTTTCGCTTGATAGCCTTACAGACGATGTTTATGAAGTTGAAGAAACAGATTCTGGATATTCTTTAACGACTGACAACCTTGACGGTCTTGTTGACCTCGGTTTCTCGGCTACTTTCGAACGCGGAATTATTTGGCCGTTCGATAATTCGAGTGTCCATGACCAGCTTAATAAGGCTCTTGGTCGTATCAAGTCTTTCGAAGGTAAGATTATCTATTATGTTACCGGTCAAATTCCTGGTGCAATCCAAAAGAAGAATCCTATTCCTGGTATTGAACTTACCGACGGATTTAAGGCTGCACAGAAAGAATGGCTCAAGGATGCTAGTGCTAAGCAGGAAGTTCGCCGTGTCCGTCAGGGACGTAACGATTTCGAAATGCTTATCGATGCTATCAAGCAATATCCGAATGTTGAAAAAGTTCAGATGATTAACAAGAAAGCGGGTCGTGACTATACTAAGGAAGTCATGATTATCGCAACGGTCAATAAATGGAATGCCCGTCAGAAGAAGCGTGTTCCGGAACGTACAATTATGATTCTTCGTAGTAATGACGCCGGTACGCACTTGTATGCCTATAACAAGGCTCAGGCATTTAACGGCTATGAAGCTCGTTCTTGGGAACTTATGAACAAGTGGCTTAAGAATGCTCTCCAGATTGCTTACGCTAAGGATGAAACCGAAGTCAATGACGACTGGGGCAAGGATATTGATTCTGCCGAAGCTGCATCTCTCGGTATTGAAGAATCAACAAAAAATAGGAAAAAGGGTATGAATCTTTACGAAGCAACAAATATTCTCAAGAAACAAGGACTGAAACTAAGAAAACTTAATGAAGTAAGTGATTCTGTAACTATTAAGTTTTCTGTGTTTTTAAAGGGTGAAGACTTTAAGGATGAACGTGTTGAATGTACTATTCGTCGTCCATATGAAGAAGCCAGCAAGATTGCATGGAATGGTGAAAACTATGACGATGATGCAAATGAACGCTTCTGCTACAAGGTTCCGGATATAGTATATAATCTTACTGGTGAACACTGTAGCCGTAACTGGTGTTTCGACGACGGTCCTGAAATTCAGTAATAATAATTAAAAATTAAAAAACCGGTCAAATGACCGGTTTCTTTTATATCAGGAACTCATCCATCGGGTTTTCTTCAAGTACAAGATGTTGATTAGATTTTAACCAACCAGAAATCTTATACATTGACTCGAATAGGGCACAGAAAGATTTTCGGAACATTGTCTCATAATCGACAGTAAACATTTCGTTAAATTCTTTCGGCCAAGTTTCAAGGAATGCGACAAAGTTGACAGGCTGAAGACCAGGCTTGCCGACTTCTTTATACTTAAACTCGTTATTAGGCAATACGTAAATATATTTCATCTTCGTATTGTTACTAATTGGAGTAAGCTTAAGTCGTTTCTTGGCAAGAATATAGTTATAAGTTAATGCAGCCTTTGCACCGAAAATAACAGCCGTATTCTCACCCTTATCAAATTCAAGACCATTCTTAAGATAATAGTCGATGTCATTCGGGATATATTTCTTATAATTTGTAATACCGATAACTGCTGAAATTTCATCAATCGGTGTTCGGCAATACTGTTCATATATCTTGATAATTTCCTTATCGCAATAGTCTTTCTTTGCACCTGCACAAATTTCGAAAGCAAGCTTTTCAGCAGCGACTTTACAGAAGTCAGGCATCGTAGACTTCTTAATAGGCACGCCCATGATTTTGTGCTTCGGCTTGTCGAACGGGTACTTATGACCTTCCTTATCGATAATATTTCCGATATAAAGCTTTCGAGCGAAGCAGAACATATTTTTAAATATGTTTTCACGGTTGAACTTAATCTTGTTTGTCGTCTTGGTTTTCTGAGCACGAATCTGAAGAATTTTATCAAAAAATCTCTGGAATAAGTCTTCGCACTTCTTATAGAAATCTCGATATTCTTCTTCGGTTTCAATCTTAATGCCAGCCTTTATAAGACGGTGCTTAAGTTCGACCAATGAAAAGTAAACTGAGTCAGTATCATTATGGACTGCACAAACGTCTCGTCCAACAACAGTCAACGGTTCTTTGTTTACTATTTCGAATTTTTCTTCTTTTACATCATCAACTTTTACAAATTTCATCTTCTACTCCAAGCAAATCTGTTTCCTTATTGAATTCATATGCTCTGATAGTCATTTCTTTTCCATTACGCATAACCGTAATCTTGTCATAATAGAAGAAAGTATGTTCCTTTCCACCAGCAGACAGAGTGACCTTATAATATTCCTTTTCTACGTCCTTAATAATAGCCTTAGAGACGTAATATTCATTGAGGTATCTAGTTAACCAGTCACGAAGAGTAACGCGTGCAGAGCGGCATATAACGCGAGCACAGTCAGGGTCATAGAGATGGAAGCCAGTTGCAAGACTTACACCGTAAACAGAGTTAATAATAATCTTCTTAACACCTTGACGGTTGTCATACAGGTTTGCGAGTTCTGTATTTCCTGCATTTTCTGCTTCTTCCTGCAAGTCCTTATAATGCCTACGTTCATCAAACACTTTCTTAACGACATTCGGAAGGATTGCATCGTCGGTTCTTAAGAATCCTACTTCGTTAACGTCCGTAAGAATAACCTTTCCGGATTCAACATCTTCCTTGCGAGGATGAATGACCTTACATTCTGGTGAGATATTAAACTGCATAATATGGTGCGGATATGAAGACGTAATATCGAAAGACATATCGTCGTCATGTCGGCCAGGGTAGTCATAGCAATAACCTGCCTTAACCTGGAATTCCGGGAACGGATGAGGCCATTTCTTGAATTCCTTATAAGCAGCCTTGAACATATCCATCGATGTCTTCTGAACGCCTTTGATTTTCTTCGGCTTCCAGAGCTTTACAATTTCATCATTGAATGCAGTAAAATCCTTGCCTTTGGAAATATCATACATTATCAGGTACTTGCGGAATTCCGGATTATCGTCTTCCCATTCAGTGTTCTGATAGTAGATTGAACCGTCAGGTTGCGGAATCTTATAACATTCTTCCTTAGCCCACCAGTCTTCATGGTTTTCTTTCTTGTCGTTAAGAACACGGTTAGTCTTGTGCAAGAAACGAAGAATATAACCAGTAGTGGTCGGAACCTTATTATAAATCTTGTCAAGTGTAACAATGCAATCGTAAGCATATTCGATAATAAGTTCAAAAAGCTTGAGCTTATAGAAGAATCTTTCAAGAAGGGTAACGTCCTTGATGTTATAGCATACGAAATTGTTCCAGTCATTCTTGTACGCTTCGTTAATAGAACCGTCATATTTTAATTTCTGGTCACCGAGAACAAGGTTAGCAACAAAGTTCAAAGAGTAAGAAGGTAGAGGGTCATGTTTACCGAAAGTCTTATACAATTCCATGAAGTCTATAGAATACAGGCCAGGAATTTCAAATGTAGCACCAAGGTCAACACCTTCAAGTTTTCTATCGCGGATTTCATGCTTGACAGGATCCATACCGAGAGGAGATAAGGCTCTTTCCCAATAGATTGTCTTCTGTGTAATTGCACGAAGCTTTTCGCAACGGTTAATGATATACGGAATATCGTACGAGACAGAGTTCCATCCCGAAATAATATCGAAATCCATATTCCTAAACCAAGAAACCCATTTCTTAATCAGGTCTTGTTCACTTCTACAATAAACATAAGTAGTATCTTCAAGCTTATCCTTGTCACCAGTATATGGCTTTAAACCGAACGTAAAGCGCTTCTTTTCACGAGTTGAGTAGCAAGTAATAAGATTTATAGGCCAGTCAGCTTTTTCAGGTGCAGGGAACTCATATGACGCAAAACAAGAATTATTAAATTTAGTCCAGATATTATTTTCTATATCGAAAACTTCAAATTCATCTTTCGGATATTTCATATCAAAATCGTAAAGCTCGACTGTCTTGAAAATCTGTTTGTCGAGATTACGTATTTCAATCGGCTGGTCGTCATAATACTTAGAAGAACCAGCAACTTCAATATCGAATAAGCAAATATTCCAGTCGTTAATATCGACTTCAAGGTTTGCAAAATCGTATCGTTCATGCATGAACTTGACTTCTGGACGAAGGTCAGATTCTGCAATGATACAGTTCGCACTCATCTTATGAGGTTCAATCTGTTCTTTCCTGGTATAAGGAAACTTTTTAACAGGGTTCTTATAAATGTCAGTAATATTTGATTTACCAGTAGGATCCGAGACATAACACCAAGGCTTATAATCGTATGTGTCCCATGTATTGGAACCTTGTTCCTTTAGCAATATCTTGTTCTTTATCCTATCGTAATAACAATTCTTAAAACCAATCTTTGCCATATATACCTATATATTTTACATAAAATATAGAAAAATAACACGGCCCATGAGACCGTGTTATTTTTTATTGAGATTTCCTCAATTAGATGTGAAGAGCTTTAATGAATGCGGCAATATCAGACATAGCCTGCATATAGCCGTTCTTGAATTCAACCTTTGCTTCAGGAACAGGGGTCTTCTTAACTTCGTCAAGACGAGCCGGAATAAACTGCTTGATAGCACGGATAGAATTAACAAGGACATCTTCCGAGTCAATAGCATCATTAAAGTTATTTGCATTACTGGTCATAGTTTTTCTCCATTTATTTTTTTGTTAACCATATATTATAGATTCGAGTATCTTCTTGTTGCTTCCTGATATTTTCAGGAATGAACTTTTGATATTCTTCCGGAATATCCGACAAATCAGGTGCCTGTTCGTATTGGGACCATGCATCCTGCTGAGCAATTTGCTGAGCAATCTCGGGCATTCCCTCGAGAGCTGCTTCAAGGTCAATTGGTCTATCTTTATCGTGTTTGTACTCTGGAATCATATCTATACTCTATTATACCTTTGGATAAGTCATATTCTGATAATTTCACCTGAACCCTATCGTCAGGGAGTATCTTAATACGATTTATCCTGATTTTACCGCATATTGTACATAGTACGACAAAATCGTTGTCAAGTTTCACGTCAAACATCGCGTTGGCTCGCGCTTCAAGAACTGTGCCATCTACGAAGATTCCGTCTTTGGGCTTTTTAGGACCTTTATTAACTTTCTTCTTCATTATTTATTTTTTCTTTGTTCGTTTCTTAGTAGTTTTCGTAGATTTTTCCGGTGCCTTGACAATCTCAACCGGGGCGTCGACTACAGGATCATCGACAATTTCTAAGTCTTCACTAGGAGTTATGCTGTCGTTTTCTACGAGCTGTTCTGTCTGCGGTTCAAGCTGTTTGACTTTCTTACTTGTAGCAGCATCCAGTTTTTCTCGTAACAGTTGTGCATTAGCTTCTATCTGTGCAAGTTTGCTATTGGCGGTCTGAGCCTGCTTTTCGTTTTGGTAAAGAAGAGCATTGCTCAAAAGACTAGAATCCGCCATTTCGTTCATCTTGATGAACTGTTGATTTAAAGTTGCAGCCTGTTCATCATCCGGCATTTCGATAGACTCAGGCTCAAGTGCCTGCTCATTATTATTATCAAGTTCTCCATTATCAGCGGTTTCGTATGATTCATTAGTCGGAGGAACAGGATTATATACTGGCTTTTCAACTATTCTTTCTACCGGCTTTTCTACATACTTAACTATTTCTTTCGGCTTCGGGTTAACAATGGCTTCGAAAATCTTGTCAAGATGCTTGTTAATCTTTTCAAGACCAGACATACCATAACGATAAAATGCAGTTTCGATTTTCTTCTGCATTTCATTCATCATTACGTATGCTTTTGACAAAGCTGGATTGTTAGCTGATTCTGTAATCCGCGGTTCACGACGTTTATTAACAGGCGGCATATACAAATCTTCATCCGGTTCTTCCGGAATTGGAGCCGGTTGCGGTATAGGACGAGGACGCGGGCGAGGCCTTGGCGTAGGCATTGGAGCTGGTTCAGGTTCAGGTTCCGGAATTGGCTCAGGTCTACGTTGCGGTACAGTACGCGGGCGATTCGGACGATAAGGAATACGAGCACCCTCATTGATTCGGGTATCATAATCATCATCAAATTCGCTATCGAATTCATCCTCGGTTTCTTCAGATTCTTCAATGGTTTCATTATAGAAATCATCATCGTCTGCTTCGAAACGTTTTGCCTGGAGTGCTTTTTGTTTTTTGTGCAGCTCAAGCTGTTGTTCTTCAGTCATCGAACGTTTTTGTTCTTCTCGTTTATAAAAGTCTAAAAAATCACTCATATTTATACCGTTTTATATTTATAAAGATTATTCCTCAGTTTTGGTAGTAAGCTTTATATAATACGTTTTAGACAAATCATCAGGTGTCATTACCACGACGAACGGCATTTCGAGAATTCTGGTCAAAGTGTTGATAAGGGCAGTTCCATATATTATGACCTTATAATACATTTCATTGTCTGTATCTTTCAATTTTACAAGATTATCGATACATTCGTCTGTGATAAAGTATGTATAATAATCTGGGCAGTCATCAGCGGCAATCGACTCGAGAACCTTATCGAATACCTGCTGGGCTTTCTCAGACGTCACAAAATCAACAATAGACTGAAGAGGATTTGGCTTATCGTGCATAGCCAAATCATGCAAATATTTCAAAATATTATTTAACTCAGGTGTTTCCGGTTTCATTCAGTTCTTCCCTTTCAAATGCCTTAATCATCTTATCGAAAAGAAAATCATAGATTTTCGTAAGATATTCATCGACATTAGTTACAGTAGTATTAAGAATATTTACATAAATCTTAGCCGCGAAAGAAGGCTTGATGGAAATATAGCCACAGTAAGCCATCTCGGAAATGAACAAGGCATAATAATCCTGTAATGTTCTATTCCCGATACCATCAAACACTTCTTCTAGGTTTTCTTCAGCTTCAACAATATTTTTGTATATCTCTTCCATTAAATCATCTTTGCTGAAATTTTATCAATTATTCCAAGCTTCTTTGCCTCGCTTGCAGACATATAGTTGTCATACGAGGTAAGCTTTCTAAGTTCATCGAGGCTCTTGCCAGTCTGCTTCTTAAAAATCTTATTCATCGTATCGGTCCATACCTGCAATTCGTGCTGGATAATATTTATATCGTCAAGCTTGCCACCGACTTCGGTAATGCCAGCCTGGTGAATCATAATACGAGAGCTCGGGAAAGCATAGCGGTGACCAATTGTACCGGATGCAAGAATGACAGAAGCCATAGAGCTGCACGGACCAATACAAATAGTATTAACTTCGATATGCTTAGACTTCAGCTTGTTAATACAGTCGATAATTGCAAATCCAACGTCGCATTCGCCACCTGGAGACGAGATATAAATCGTAATCGGACGCTTTGTACCGTCGTCATAGAAACACAACTTCTGAATAATATGAATACCCAATTCCCAAGTAACTGGACCTGTCATAAAGATAACACGGTTAGCTTCAAAGTAATTGTTACGAGCCATGTCAAAATAATTACCGAGTTCAGCAAGATTTATCGGCTGACCTTCGCCTTCATTCGGATTTTCCGGATTTTCAGGCATACCAGGCATTTCCGGATTTTCCACCGGCTCCTGAACTTCATCATTACGAACTTTCTTGTACTTGCGCTTAGTTAATGTGGCTTTTAAGGACATCTAAATACCTTTCATTATTATTGTTCAACTTATAAACTGCTGGTTGTTTCGGTTTATCAATTTCTGGATCGTCTTGCGGAGTAATATTCGCACTTTTGAATAAAACCTTACCGAAAGAAATCGCTGCTTCGACACCACAATACTTGATTATACGGTATCGTTTAGTAGTTTTATTGAAATTAAAAACTCCAACATCCCTTTCTCTGGATAACAAGATATACTTGTTACCTTGGGAATCCTTATACAAATGACCTATTTCGAAATTCATACAAGATTATTCTTCCCTAAAAAAGTATTAATTTTCTTGTTCAAGTCCATGTTCTTGAGACAAATTGCTTTCTTTTCTTCTTCATTATAATCGTCGTAGTTCTTAATGAAAACTTTGGCGTAGTCGTCAAAATGTTCAAAGACATCTTCGATTACAGATGCGTAAACGGTTTTTACTGCGTTAAGCGGGGTCACTTCCTTCTGATTCATTTGAATATTCATACACTAATTTTTCCAGTTTTTGAGTGAATTCAGTTTTATTAGCAAAATCCGGCAATTTGGTTTCCGCTATAGCAAACCATTCTTGCAGAGTCTTACAGGTTTCCAGTTTTTCCGAAACTTTAGCTGCACTGTCGATAACTTCTTTCAGTGCTGCGAACTTTTTCGGATTGTTCGCAATAGAAAGCAAATCCTTATCTCTCTTAAAGAGAGGCGGGATATTAAACGGTTTGTGCTTTTTCGCCATCGGTTTCTCCTTCAACGACTAATGATTCAGTATTATCCGTTTCAGGTCCGACGCTATCGCCTACGGCAACAGCACAAGTTTCAACACTGTTAGCTTGATGTAGTATTTCAGTTGCTACTTTATGCTGCCAGTCGTCGTAAACTTCCTTAATTGCGGAATCATAAAAATTACCGTTCTTAATATCGTCATAAGCAGCAAAGAGCTCATTACAGATTGTCTGCTTCAATGTATTGTTCAACGGCTGACAAAAACAAAGCTTATGCTTGTTATTCATATTTCGTGGATAACGTACATATCTGTAATTGTCCTTGATAATAAGTTCAAGGCCGGTAAGGAGTAGGCAGTTATCAAATGTAACTTGCCCGACTCCAACCACATCATGGAACTTTTTCTTATACGGGTAAACTTTTACCTTTGTAATTTCCATGATAACCACCAATTACAGACTATTTGCAAACTGTTCCAATTCGTAACCGGTCCTGTCATAAAGCTTAGGATCCAGAACGCAGTTCTGAGTCGTAATCATGATCAGAAGTTCGAATACATGCTTGATTTCCTCACGCGGTTCTGCGTCAGAAATGGCAATCATCTTAGTAATGACTTCTTCCGGAATCTTATGAATGAATGTAGATTCATTCTTATAGTCAATGAAATGTTCCTTAAAGTCATTGAGATACCAAACAGCTTTTCCCAAATCCTTCTTAGGAGTACCCTTGTCACGATAACGCATACAATATTTCCAGCAATTACCCAAATCAAAATTCAACCAACGAGTGACCTCGATTGCTTCAATTCCGGATTCATGAGAACGGTAATGCTTCGGCTTATTAATTTCTTCTTCAAGTGTCTGACCATTAATCATATGGTTTCCTCTTTAGTTAATGCTTCAAGAATTTTCTTCTGTAGCTCTTTTTCGTTATCAGTATGTTCTTGAAGTTTCTGTTCATTTAAATAATTAGTTAGGTCTTGTCGATTACGTTCCTTGGCCTGCATTACCCTGATAGGGATAAAGATTACAAGGAAATAACCGAAAGCGATGCCCAGATAAGGCAAGATATTTTTGACGAAATATATAAGTGCACTTTGTACTGTATCGCCATATAGGCCAGTAATGCCAAGAACGAATGAATATACAATCGCGCCCGTTATAGAAATCACCAAAACTGGTTTGGACGACTTTAGGCCGTCCACTAAATTCTTCTTTAAATTAGAGAGCTTCGTCATCTTCCAGATATGCCTCAATATCTGTTTCAGGAATCATATAGCACTTCTTGTTGCTAGAGAGACCAGAAGCAGTCTTAACAGGAATCTTATATTCCTTATTGTTTTCCTTAGCGTCGATGTAGACAATACGGTCACCAACCTTGGAATGTTCAACACCGTCACCGACAAAAATAATTTCAGCTTCGACCAAATGACCTTCAGTATCGAGTTCTGGCACATAAATGCCAGCAGAGGTCTTCTTTTCACTAGAATCACGCGTAACGAGTACGTGCTTATCCTTAATCTTGATAATAGATTTCATATTTCCTTTCTCGTCTGTATCAAATACGAAGTCTACCAGAGAATCCGGAACTTCGTAGAATTTTTCCTTTGTTACCTTACCATCAGCGCCCTTAATCGGAAGCGTAATCTGAATGGAACTCATTTCAGCAAACGAAACCTTTTCACCAATGTTGCAATGACACGGAACAACAGTATTCGTTTCAGGATTATAAGTACCTGGACCCTGCATAAAGACAGTACCGGAAATATTATCGATAGAACGCTTGATTTCAGGAATAACAAGACCACCAAGCGAAACCTTATCATCAGTTGTACGCTTGATGAGCATATAATTCTGAAGAACTTTCTTTACACCGACAACATTGTTCTCACCATCTTCTTCGAGAACCATAATAGCTTCATTCTGCTTCATCTTGAAAACCGGAGCCTTGGCATTCTTAAGCTTAATAGGCTTAGCTACACCTGGATTGTAAACAATAAGGTCACCGACATTAAGATTTACAGAAACATGCTGATTGAATTTCTTATTTACACGACCAGTACCGATACCGACCACACGACCATAAGCCATCGGCAAAGTACCGATATTCGGCAAAACAAGTCCACCACTAACAAGCTTGTTAATTGACGTATTTTCTTCGACTAAAATATTAAAGTCGACAACTTTCATTAGTTACCTCTATACTTTTAATAGGAAATCTTCTTTGTTAAATTTAGCAAAATTTGCATGGCAATCGTTGGTCAATAAAATTTTTCCGTCTTTTTCTATAATGCTCTTTTCCGAGCTGTTGCCATAATGCCAAATATTTATATCAGAATAATCAATATTCATTTCGTCAGGATGATAGTATGTAATAACAATATTAGGAGTAGGTGTAGTATTTATAACGTTTTCTACCCGTGAAACTTCATCGCTAAATATACTTATTTTATCGTCCGTCCACCACTTCCAGGAGGAAATTTTTTCTTGCATTGAAAAGCCCATAGCACCGCCGATATTGACTCCAAAACGTTCTGTACAAGTACCGTCGAGTCTAACTGGATTACATTTAGTTTTCTGTGGGCAACGAAGTCTATTCTTAACATTTTCAAATTTATTAGCAAGCGGTATATCGGAATTCATATCACTACCACCATAAACATAAAATACGCCCCTGTATCTTTGAGCGAGGCGTATTAAAAACGAGGACTCAATCTCGTCGAATTCCGATATACCACCGGCAATGCAGACAAAATCTGCAGGGACGAAATATTCATCAATAAACTTATCGTAAAGATCACCTTTACGAACCCTATTTGTATAGGGCAAGTTTAGATTATTGATGAAATAACAGTCCATAGCCGGTTCTTACTAATTAAGCAGCCATCTTTGCACGGAGTTCACGCCATGCACGAATTACTGCACGATCCTTAACGGAACGCTTGTGCTTACCACGGCAAATACGTTCTGCTTCGATGCAGAGACGAGCTTCTTCGTGTGAGAGACGACGAAGATGGGAAACACAAATCTGGATAACTTCCGGACGACGAATTTCCATACCAGTAAGCTGGCGGCGATTTCGAGTCTGGATAGTGTCTGTGGCAATCATATATGCCTTTCCGGTCTTACAGTTCATAACGTAAGTACCCGCATTCATAAATGTATTCATAATTAACCTCTTTATGGGTGCATTATCGCAACCATGTACTACAATATAGTAATTTTTATGTAAATCGTAAAGTTTACAATATGGACTTTTTCTGGTTTTCTTATAAATAATGCATGAGATTGAATGAATTCCTAGAACAGTGTATTCCTGCCTATAAACTCAGAGACGTATTATATAATAACGATGAGTTCTTAATCAATTATTTATCGGAACCGGAACATAGTTACGGTGTTGCAAGCTTTTATATTGACCGTGATTCACTTCTGGAAGAATTAGAAAATCATGGAATGAAGATGACAGGCTTCGATAAGATGATTCAAAAGTATGGCTGGTATATATCGTTCATTCGCGGAAATAAAGTTAGCCTTTTGAAACTTAATGGATATGATGAAGGATTCTATGATGTTGCTGGTGCACATTTTAGCAATCTATATCTGCACATTTCTAATGCAGGACCATCTAAAATTAAATCCAATGGATTAATTGCTAAAGATTCATTAGACCCTGAAATTGATATTTCCGGGACAATGAAACGTGGAATTCTATATCCGAATAAGCGTGTATACTTATGGAAGCTTGAAGATATTTCCGGAAATCTTACGAAATCTGCTAAAAATTTCGAGGATAGAGTTATTGCAACATTTAGGTCATTATTACGAGGTCTTAATGCTTCTGGTTACGGTATGTATGTTTATTTAGTAAGATTGCCGGAAGGTCTTAAAACACATTATGACCAAGAATATGGTCCAGAAAATCCAGCACGTTATGTTACACAGAATGTTCCACCTAGCTACATTAAATATATCGGAACTGTAACACGACTTGAAGAAATTGTATTGGCTAAAGATTACAGAAGATTAGAGCAAATTCTCGGAATTTAGTAAAAACTATAAATAATCTATGGCATTCGATAACGAAATTATAGAAGAAAATTTACTTCCAGGTAGAGATCCGGTCGGATTCCCTCCGCATCCTGTTCCTCCGCCACCGCCTCCTCCTTCTGATAGAGGCCGTTTGAAACCTATTCCTCCTGGTCCGAAGCCGCCTGTGCCTCATGGACCTGGACCTGAACCGTTTCCACCTGGTCCTATTCCTCCGGGACCTGGGCCAAGACCTCCTATGCCTCCTGGTCCTAGCCCATTCCCGCCTGGTCCTCCGAGACCTCGTCCTGTAGAACCTCCTCCTCCGTCACCGAACTGTGACCCTGTTAGGATGTCTACAGAAATTCAGAATATGGCTCAGATGAGAAACTACATCAAGATGATGCTTGGTTCTCCGGTTATCTGTATCGAAATTAGCGATGAACAGCTGAATTATATCATCGGTGACGCAGTTCGTTATGTCCAGCGTTATTATTACGGTATGGGTAACTATCGTGACTATCTGGTTATGGAACTTGTTCCTGGACAGACACATTATAAGATTTGTCAAGAACTAGAAAGTGTTGTAGATTTCCAGACTGCATCATGGATTGGCGATATTAACGAATTGTTCACTTTGCCGCATAATGCCCTTTATGATTCCGTTATGAGTATGAACAGTTCGACAATCTATCGTGGTGCTTGTTACGGTAACAGTTCTGGTTTCGGTGATGTTCTTGGTTCCTGGAACGCTGCTTTGATGTGGCTTGAACAGGCTAAAATCGATTTCGGTGAGTCTTATCAGGTACGTTATAACGAAAAAGAAAAGGAATTGTCGATATGGCCTTCTCCTCGACACCCAGTTAGAGGAATTATGGAAGTCTATAAGCGCCAACGTTCTGTAAAAATCTTTAACGACATCATGTTTAGAAAGCTCGTCGTGGCTATGGCTGGTATGAGATGGTGTAATTTCCTTAGAAAGTATTCAATTACGATTGCCGGTGGCGGTCAGTTGAATGCAGATAGCCTCTATTCTAGCTATAAAGAAGAATATGATGCATGTATTGAACAGATTCGTCTTGAAAGCACCCAGGGTGAATTCTGGATGTCCTAAAATCCAAACGTGGATAGATAAATGCAGGTCTTTTGACCTGCATTTATTTTACAATTTTTTCAATTTTTTCCTCATATATAAAGCATAAATCCTACAGGGAGGAAAAATTATGGATTACGAAGAAGCATATAATCGCCTACTCGAAAATGATATAGCTACTGCAGATGAAATCGAACTTGTTACTGAAATTAACGGGAAGACACTGGGTACGCTGGTCGATATTTTAGAGGTCAGGACAGGCTCAAAAGACTTTAATGACATCTAAATTATAAATAATAAAGGTTTTAGCAATGCAAAGGCTAAAAACCTTTGCATTTTTATTTAGGAGAATTTTAAATGGCAGTAATACCTTTAGACTTGAAAGCCGGTTTTTGCATTGCTTTAGCAAAAAACGCTGAAAATAATACATTAACAATTAATTCTGAAGATACTCTTACAGTTGGTAAACTGTCACTTGACAGTTCTACTGGTGAGATTGTAACTGCGCCGAAGCAAGCTTTTGACGTAATTATCGTATCACATGATGGTTCTAGTTCTAGTTCAAAAACAAGTTATTATGTAAAGTTTAGCAAATCTACTACTGGTGGTCAATATAGTTCGACTACAACCTCTTATATGAAAATCAGTGGTACTTGTAAATATAACGGCTTAAAATGTATTAAAGTTGATTCGGATACTATGGATCTAATTAAAAGAGAAGAAAATAAAATTAGAGCTTTTGATAATGCTTTGGAAAAAATAAATTAAATCAAAAAAAGTCGGTGATTTTATTTATATATTCGTATTTTAATTTAATT